GTCCTGTTCTTTCATTAGCCCTCTCAATTCTTCCTGCCTACTTCTAACTTCTTCTACCGGTGCTTCTGCCATTAAAGTAGAAAGTTCTGATTGTAATTTTGCTTTTTCTTCTTCTGCGTCTGCTACTGTGTTAATAATATCTTCAATATAACTTGCTTCGTTTGATTTTATTTCTTTTTTATAGTTTTGTCCGACTTCAACAGTTGATTCATATAATGCTCTAATTTTATCTTCAGCCTCTTCTGTCTTTTCTGCTAAATCTTCTAAATCTGTCCCTAAATCACTAAGGCTATTTCCTGCAGTTTTTGCAATATTCCCCTCTTCTGCTAAAGCCTCCGAAGCCTCCTTTGCTCTGTCTTTCATTTCTACTTGTTCAATTGCCATATAACCAGCCTCTCTTCTCATATCGTTTGCTTTAGTTATAAAACTGTCTCCACCTAAATTTAAGGCATTTAAAACATTTCCCCAAGTTTCTACGATTGAAGCTCCAAGGGTTAAAAATGTTCTTCTTATTCCAAGCCCTGTATATTCCCAAACTTCGCCCCAACTTTGCAACTCTCTTCTTGCTTCAAATAATTTTGTTGCAACCAAGGCAAGTGCTGTTATTATTGCCATTATTCCAACGCTTGATAATGAAATTGCTGATAACTTAACACTATTTAATAAACTTTTAAATACTTTAAATCCGCTTAAAACACTCGGTAGAATCAAGCCAACTGTACCTAATACGGCAACTACTCCACTAATTCCAAGTGCTGTTAATGTTAATATCTTAACAAGTGTCTGATTTTCTTTTGCAAATTTTGATATATTTTTTATTAACGGAATAATTATATCTGCTAATGTTTCAATTACGGGCAATAAAGATTCTCCTAAACTAACAGAAGCGTCTGCTGTTTCCTTACTAATCTGTTGCATTTTTTCTCCAAAAGATAATGATAACTCTCCTGCAAGCTCTAAATCTTTTGTTCCGCTTTCCATTACTGCATTAAAAATAGACTGCGACTTCTCTGCGTCTGTCATTTCATCAACCGTCTTTCCTAATTGTTTTGCATAAGCCTCCTGTGCCGCTTCTTGCTTAATAATAATACCTAAATTATCCAAAATCAAAGGAGAACCCCTACCAATACCAGTAACAATATCATTAAACGCTTGTGTTGTATCTAATCCCAAAGCTCTACCTTTAAGCCTAGCAATTTCCATTAATTTTGTAATATCATCAATGTTATTACCAACTCCTAAAGCCATAGCTTTATTAGTAGAAAGCATTAAATCAGTATTTGAAACAGTACCCATTGAAACCTCGTTTAATTTATCAATAAGCTTATCTCCGTCAATTCCTATCTGGTCAGTCATTCTTGAAAAGTCTGTAGATATTCCTTGAAATTCTGAAGCACTATCAATGGCATTTTTAGCTCCTAAAGAAATAGCTGTAAAAGTAGCCGTTCCAATTAAAGCCATTTTCTTAAATGTAGGCTCTAATGTTTTTAACTGTTTATTTAATCCTGATAACTCTTTTGAAGCATTATCTTTTGCTTCTATTAGTATTTGTAGAACTCTTGATTCTGCCATTTTCTAATTTTCTTTTTTGGTTAATTATCTTGATGTATTGTTCTATTTCCCAAGCCGGTTGTTGCCTTATCTCGTTAGGCGTCCAACCGTACTCGGACGATAACATTTCCATAAATATAATGTTATCAACTCCCCTTTGTAAAGTTCTATTTCCCTCTAACTTCAACGCAAGGAACTCTATTTTTTTTTTGAATTATGGACTTCGTTTACGGCGTCAACTAATTTATTTCCGTCACTTACTGGCAAGGCTCTTAACCAATCTTGGCTAAAAGGGATAACAATATCTCCTTCTTTAATCTCAACAATAAAAACTTCTAATGTTTTATATTTTGCTTTTGTTGAAACATTTGCGTCTATATCTGCAAGCCCTTTCATATTTACTTTTGCAGAGTCTAAAAATATCTTTTCTATGTCTTCTTGCTCTCCGTAAGTTATTTCTTCCTTAATCTTAACATTGTATTGTTTTAATTTTATGTCCATTTTTTTTATTTAATTATTATTTATGCACTAACCGGTGTGTCGTATTCTTCTGTTAAGTTTGTTATTTTAACTGTTCCTGATTCTGAATCAGTAGCGTTATAAAATCCTTTAAATGTAATTGATTCTTCTACTAATTCATCTGCTCCGCCTGATTCTGACCAATCTGTTACCATTGCCTTGTTAAGCAATATTGTGATTGATGGGTAAGTAACTCCTGATATAATAGTATCTCCTGTTATAGTGATTTGCATATACTTTGCACTGTCACTTAAAAACAAATTTTTGAAAGTGTTGTCTTCCCTGTTCTTTGTTAATGTTCCTTCAATAGAAAACTTACCATTGTTTATATCTGCGGGGGTATATGAACCGAAGCAATAATCTTCAATCAAGCCTTGGTCAAAAGTTATGTCTAATGCTTTAATACAAGTTGCTGTTGCAGATGACAATCCTGCTTTTGTGTCTGCCATTTTGAATATAATATCTTTTCCTATAAAATCATATTCAGTATCATAACTTGGTGTGTCTGTGTTGTCTTCTCCTTCGCTTGCTATAAATCCTGCACTAAATCTTAAATAATCGTCTGTTGAAGCGTTTATTGTCAACGCACCAATCATTGAGTTATTAAATACTTTTTGCTGAACTCCTCCTTCCTTAATAAAAGTTGAAAGTGAAGGGTGTGTGTTTGTTTGTGCTACGCTAAATGTGTGAGTAAATGTTCCTGTATTATCTACTGTTGAAACATCTCCAAATACATTATAGAATAAATAACCGATAGCGTCCGCTTGAACGATACCCTCCAAAGTTCCTTCAATTTTTTTCTTAACAACCCTTCTGTTTAAAGAGTCTTCTAAAACTCCCCTTACAGAGTTTTCGTTTACTACTTCTGCTGTTTCTGTAATATAAGCAGTTGTATTTTTAATCCATTTTTCTGCTGTTGATTGTGCAGTGCCTCTTACATTTTCTACTCCAAACCCTGCTTCAACTTCACGCCCTATTATTTTTGTCATATTTTTATTTTTTACTAATTATTTGTTACTAACTTAATCTTTATATTAAACTCGCAATAAGCTTCGTTTCCGTCCTCTCTCATTGCCCATAAACCTGTGTCAATTATTGTCCAAACTCTGTTTCCGTCTATTGTTCCACCGTTCCACGCTCCGTCAAATGCAGATAATATTGAATCAACTGCTCCTGCTAATACTGTATTCATCAATTTGTTCTTTGTAATTCCTTTTCCGCCCACTATTAAATACATCTTAAAGTTGTATATTTTAAAGTTCTGATTGTTTGTTTCAAAACTATTCTCTACTGATTCAGGATAAAATATAACAGCCGGATATTTTGTTATTTCTGCTTCTTCTGCTTGATAATTAAATACCTCTGCAATTTCTGTTACTCCTGAAAGCGTTGTATTTATTTTGTTTATTAGTGTTGTGTATATTGCAGTCATTTTGCTAATTGTTTAACTATATTTTTAAGCATTTCTTTTTCTTTAACTCTTACGCCTGCCTCTCCTTTGTTGTATGCGTAATCTAACCAAGGTCTTAACTGATATGTTCTCTTTCTTGCCATTCCGTCTATTCCGTGAACATAAGATTTATAACTTGCGGTAGGGAATATTCTTGCACTAAACTTTTCATATTTCGTCTGATGTGATGCTCTTAATGTTCCTCCGTTCACTAATGCTACCGGCACTCCTCCTCCTGTCATTCCCATTCTCCAAGGATTGTTCCATATAATACTCTTGTAAATTGCTATACCTCTTACGAAAAAGTCTTTTAATTCGTTAACTACGACAGTTGGATTTCTTGCTAATGCAGTTTCAAACTCCTTTACTCCCGTAATTTCAAATTTCATTTCTTTGTAATGTTACCTCTAAATGTTTATTCCCGCCTGTATAATTTCTTTCGTTTATTCCTCTAACTGAATATTTATAATCTCCGCAAGCGATTGTATCTTCTCTTTCAATATTTGTCCTTACTGGACACCATAGCGTAAACGCTGTTCCAAACGCTAAACCTAACTCTCTTGTTAGTTCTGTTGTTGCTTGTTGTAAGTGTCCCAAAAATGTTCCAACCTCTCCCATTTCACTCTTATTATTAGTCCAAACCATTCTACTAACAGTAAATGTTTTTGTAAAAAATCTATCTATATTCATATTAAATATCTTTTATACGAATCTAATATTTCAATCGCTTTTATGTAATCTGGTTCGTCTTTCTTTGATTCAAGAGCGACTTGATAATTACCAATCTTTTCGTTTGTTACTTTTCCTGCGATGTTTGAGTTTGCACTAATCAACAAAGAAACAAGTAGTGTTGTTGCTAACTCTATATCTTCCGGCACTGTTTCTGAATAACCCCACCTTGCTGTTACTCTATTATTAGCAATTCCAATAGTCCAAGTTGAGTTCCTTAACATCAATTTATCAATAGGGTAGTTATCTGCCTCGTTGTTTGTAGGTAACTTGTAATAACCACTTAATCCTCCTGCGTCAATTTCTGTAAAATTATCTCCAAAGCTGTCGTTTCCTAACTCTACTTTTGTAATAGAAATACAGTCATCTATTCCTAAATAAACACCTCCTAATCCGTCAAACAATCTTGCACTTGGCTCTGCGTCTGCAATAAAGTTTCTTCTTGTGTAATTATCAATATACTTTTCCATTGAAGTAATCCAAGCCTCCACCTGTGGAACAAAGTATTCTTCTATTGTGTATGTTAAGTATGATTCTATTTTAGTTATTGATGTATAGCCTTTCATAATTTTTGTTAAAAAAAGACGGAAAAAACTGATATTCAGCTCCTTCCGTTCTTCGGAAAAAATCTTTATTATTTAATTACTAATATTTTACCTCATTGAAAACATAATGTCAATAACAAATTTTTCTATATGGGTTAAATGTTTCAAATGGATTATATTTTGAATATGGACATATTCGCATAACATAAGTCAATTCTTTTTCAATTATAATCTTCTCTGCCTTAATGCAATATTTTAATGATTTAGTTATGGCAACATCTCCTTTTACCTCATAATGTAAGTCTTTTGTTATTGCTCCTTCAAGTAAAACTTGATATTCTAAACTTTTTTCAATAGCAACACTTTCCGCTTCTACAATATAACATAACTCTTTCTCTACTGATATAGGCAATTTAATACAGTATGTTAAGGCTTTTTCTATTCCAGTATCTGCTACAATTTTATATTCTAAATCTTTCTGAATTATTGTATTTGTTGTTACTGTGTAATTTAAAACTCTTTCAATATTACTTGGTGTATATTTAATA